GACTGAATTTTGATTTTGAGTTGCAGGCCCGGTTGAAGATCGGGCCATTGGTGGAGATGAGCGCCCGCTGTCCTGATATGGACGGCGGGCGCTCTACTTTTTTATATCTGGAGGCAAGTTATGAAACTGAGAATTTTTCGTGGTTTGGTGTTGACGGTGATGCTGATGGTAATGGTGGTGATGCCGGTTTCGGCGGGGTGGGGGGCGCAGGCGGCTGATCCGCCGGTGGAGGCGACGTCGGAGATCATGGGATACCTGGGGATCATCATGGCGCTGGCGTTTTTGACTGAGACGCTGGTGGAGTTTCTTTGCGCAGATCTATTCCTACAATTTCCAAAACTGACGGCGTACAAGTGGACGCAAAAATATATCGCCGTGGCGGTGGGAGTCGCCGGGGCGTTCATCTACCAGTTCGACGTGCTAACATTATTGGCAGATTTTTTGGGAGTGAACCTGTTACACAGCCCATTTGGGATATTCTGTACCGGGGTTGCCATTGGGAAAGGGTCCAACTACCTGCATGACCTGATTATGCGATTCTTTCGCGGGAAACTGAACGGCCTGGAACAGCATGAGTACGCGCAGGACATGATCGAGACCTGGGTGCGGAAAGCGGAGCAGGTGACCACGGCGGAGGGGGCCGGGCCGGTAAAAAAAATGTGGGTGGAGCAACGGGTTGAGGAAGCAGACCTGGGGCTGAGCACTGAGGAGGCGGATCATCTTATCGAGGCGAGCGTCTACCGGATTAAGAATGCCTGATGCCAACAACGAGGAGCTGACATTGATGAGCGTAACGGAGGTAGTTGGCGTTGTTGGGGCATTGATCGGGCTGTACGCGGCGATCACCTCGGCGAAAAAATCGCGGGTTGAGACGCTGGGTGGGATCATCGATAAGTTAAATGAGGAGCTGATACGACGCGAGAAGGTGATCGTTGAACAGGAACGGCAGATCGCGGAGCGAGACGCGATGATCGCTGAACTGAAAACAGACCTGGAGGACGTGCAGTGCTGGGCTGACGATTTAGTGAAACAGGTGGAGAGCCTGAGAGCCACACCGGTTAAGATGCGGAGGAGGAAACGGGATGAGTGAGAAGGCGCGGATTATTGACATATCGGTCTACCAGTATGAGGTGGACTGGGCGTATCTTAAGACGATCGTGGACGCGGGGCTGATCCACGGGGTGATCATCCGCCAGGGACAGGGGGACTGGGAGGATGAGGAGTTCGCGAAGCACGTCCAGGGCGCCGATGACATCGGGCTGCCGGCGCTGGCGTATCACGTGCACGAGCCGCGCATCTACACCGCCACCGGCGTGCTGGATGAGGATCGCTGGTGGAAGATCGCCGATGATCCGCAGATGGTGCGCATCCGGAAATCTTTGCAGTTTAAGCGTATTTACGGGCTGGCCACCGACGTCGAGGTGACCAAAGAGTTCAACGGCAACACGATCACCGACGCCTGGCTTTCGCGCTCGGCGCGTCATCACAAGGCGATGATCGACCTGGAGTATGGCAGTTTGTACAGTTTCAGGCCGCTCTATTCGGCGGACTGGTACCTGGGATATACCCCATCGACCAAAGTGTGGCTGCACCAGCACGATCTGTGGTGGGCAAAGTACATCCAGCCTACCAAAGTGACCGCGCTGCTGCGCTGGGAAGACCTGGAGCAGTACATCCCGGATGAAAAACACTGGCCGTGGCCGGAGTGTACCGGGATTATCGAGGGCAGGAAGAAGGCGATGCTGTGGCAGTGGACGGGTGACCGGTTTGTTTTGCCGGGGCTTTACGCGCCAGGGCACAAGGCAACTGCGCTGGATTTCAACCTGTTCGACGGCAGCCCTGAAGAATGGTATGAGCTGATCGGGTTTGACCCGGGGAGCGTGGTGGTGCCACCGGAGGAACCGGGCAACGGCGGCGGGGGAACGGTGGAGGAGCCGCCGGTGGTAAATGAGCAATGGCAGGCGGATATGCTGGCGGAGATGCGCAAGCAAACCGCGCTTTTGGAAGCGTTGAAGGCGAAGACGCTGAAGGACATGATGGATTGACATGGAAGATCTTAAGAAGCTGAACCCGGAATATTTTGAACAGCTAAGCCTGGGCCTGGAGATGGTTGAGGAAGAGGACGGTCCGCCGAAATACACGCTGGAGGAGAAGAACCGCCGCAGCATGGCGGCCCGGGAGACGCTGGAAAAGCTGATTGGTGAGAAAGGACTGCCAGTGTGGTACGAGACGTACCAGGAACTGGTGAACTCGAAATGGCCATGGCGGGTGGCGTGCTATGTGGCGTGGGCCAGCTCGCCGAAGCGTGACCGGTGGCCAAAGACCCAAGCCGAACTGGCAACCGAGGTTTTAGGACTGACGAGCGACCGGGCGATCCACAACTGGCGGCAGAAATCGCCAGACATCGACGCGGCGATTTCGTTATTGCAGAGCGCGCCGATGCTGGAGCATCGGGCGGATGTGTTCGCGGCGCTGGTGGAAAGCGCGAGCAATCCGGATCACAGGAGCAACCCGGACCGGAAATTATTCTACGAGATGACCGGGGACTACACCCCACGGCAGCGGCTGGATGTGAACGCAGCGGTGACGGATGACGCGCTGAGCGGGCTGAGTGAGGCGGAGCTGGTTGAGATCGCGAGGCGGGCCAAAAAAAAGCAGGAGAAGGCTGAGTGATGATGGCTGGCGCGGTAGTATCTCCGGAGGCGGCACAGGCGGAACTTGCCAGGCGGAAGCTGGCACGGATGCGGCTGGCAGAGTATGGCCAGTACATCTATGACTGGTGGCAACCGGCGCAGTTCCACGAGCTGATCTGTGAGGAGCTGGAGGAGGTCTACCGGTACATTGAGACGGGCGGCAAGGAAGGGACGCAGGCGCTGATCGTGGAGGTGTGCGCGCAGCACGGGAAGAGCACGATTGTGTCGCGGATCTTCCCGAGCTGGGTCTTGGGAAAACAGCCGGACGCGAACATCATGCTGGCGACGTACGCGGCTGATTTTTCGGCAGACCACTCGAAGGAAGTGCGGAACATCATCGACGGCGAGCCATTCGCGGCGGTGTTCGGCGAGAAATCGGGCCAGCGGATGAGGCCGGTTGAGCTTTCGGGTGACAGTTTCGCGAAGGGCAACTGGAGCCTGAACGACCCGTACCGGGGCGGAATGCTGGCGATTGGTGTGGGCGGCGGCGCGACAGGGCGCCCGGCGAACCTGATCATCATCGACGATCCATTCAAAAACCGGGAAGAGGCCAACAGCCCGACCGAGCGTAAGAAGCGGCTGAAATGGATGACATCATCCATCATGACCCGTGTTAAAAAAGGCACGGCAATCGTGCTGATCCACACGCGGTGGCACCGGGAGGACCTGATCGGCGAGATGCTGAAGGCGGAAGAGACAAACCCACGGGCGATCAAATGGCGGAAATTGTCGCTGCCAGCGTTCCCGCTGGAGTTGGAGGAGTACGCGGCGAGTACCGAGGAACAGAAGCGGGCGCAACTGAGCGGGCTTTACCGCCCGATGGAAGACCCAATGGGGAGACTGCCGGGGAGCCGGATTCCATTGTGGCCGGATATGTTTCCCAGGGACCTGTTAGAGCAGATCCGGGCGACGCTGGAAGCAAACGGGCAACTGGAGGACTGGTTTTCGCTGTACCAACAGCAGCCACGGCCATCGGACGGCGTATTTTTTGGAGACGCGATGTTCCAGGTGATCGAGCGCGCTCCGGAGGGGTTGATCTGGTGCGGATACATGGATCTGGCGATGGGCGAGAGCGACCGGGCGGACTGGAACGCGTGCGCGCGGGTGGCATTTGACAAGGACTCGAACCTGTACGTGCGGGATATGGTGTATGTGCATGACCTGGATTCCTTTTTGGAGACGATCATCGATGTGATGACGTCGCCTGCGGAACGGGGCACGATCTGGGGTGTGGAGAGCGTGGCGTTCCAGAAGAAGGTTTTCAACGACTTCACGAAGGACGAACGGCTGCGCGGGGTATCGATCGAGCCGCGCACGGTGGACAAGGACAAGGTAAGCCGGGCACGACCGGTGCGGACGCGGGGGCTGGCGGAGAAGCTGTACCTGGTGCGGGGACCGTGGGTGCAGGGATTCCTTTCGGAGGCATTCGACTTTCCGTTTGGGCAGCATGATGACCGGGTTGATACGGTGAGCGGCGGTCTGGAGATGGCGGATGACGCGGTGCTGTTCACGGATGGGGCACTGGTGGTGTGATGAGTGCGTGTAAAAGTTTATTGGAGATTGCCGCGGTCGCTGCGCTCCCTCGCAATGACACGATAGAGGATATCTATGGCATTTTTTGAGAATTTGAAGGAAGGAATCCGGGCACAGCTGCGGAACTTTGTGCTGGGCCAGGCGGTGGTGGATGTTTCGACGGCGTCGTTTGGGGTGGACCCGACAGTGTTTGCTCCGGAGGAGTATGGAAACTATATCGCGACGTCGAACAGCGTATATACGTGCGCGACCGGGCGGGCCGATTTACTGGTGACCCTGAAGCCAAAACTGTACCGGTTGAAGAACGGAGACCGCTCCGAGGTGGAGAAGGGCGACCTGATCACCCTGCTGCGCAAAGTGAACCCGCACTGGACATTCAACCGGCTGATGCGGATGACAGAGCTGAGCATGTGCCTGTGGGGGGAATGCTTCTGGTTCCTGGAGCGAGGCCAGAGCGGGAAACAGAAACCGCGGGAAATCTGGTGGGGAAAGCCGAGCCGGGTAACAGTCTTTCCGGACCCGGAGCGATATGTGAGAGGTTTTGAGTACCGGTACGGGGCGGCACGGCTGTGGTATGAGCCGAGCGAGGTGATCTGGTTCCGATTTCCGAACCCTATCGACGAGTTTTCCGGGCTGTCTCCACTGGCAGCGGCGCGGTTAGCGGCGGATTACTCGAACGACGCGGTACACAGCAACCGGAATTTATTCAAAAACGGGTCACAGATGGGCGGGATCATGATGCCCAAGGGGCGGGTGCTGGAGAAAGAGCAAGCGCTGGAGATCGAGAACCAGATTGACCGGAGGACGCGGGGTGTGGACAAGGCGCACCGGTGGAGCGTTTTCCGGTTGGAGATGGAAGCCAAGGAGATGGGCGTCAACCCGAAAGACGCCGAGTTCCTGGGCGGGCTGAAGTGGAGCCTGGAGGAGATCTGCCGGGCGTACAAATGGCCGCTGGATCTGGTGGGAGGCCAACGGACTTATGAAAACTACAGCGCGGCGATGCGGGCGGCGTATACTTTTGCGGTGATCCCTGAGGCGGATTACCTGGCCTCAGAGATCACCGAGCAGTTGCTGCCGATGTTCTCAGGGGAAGCGGACGAGATGACGCTTGATTCATCCGAGATTGAGGTTTTGCAGGAACAGGAGACGGCGGCCTGGACGCGGTCTAAGGAACAGATCGAGGCCGGGGCGATGACGGTGAACGAGTGGCGGGAGGGCAAAGGCATGAAATCGCTGCCGTGGGGCGATACATGGTGGGCGCCGATGGGGAAGATGGCAGTTGAAGACCTGATGGAGTACGGGGCGCCGGATGAAGGCGACCTGGGCGATGTGGATGAGGAGCCCGTGGAGGATGAGGAGGCGGGCGAGGAAGAGGCGGGGAGATTGCTTCGGCCTGGTGGCCTCGCAATGACACGCGGGGGGGTTGAATTTGGATCCGTGGAGCATGAGCGGGCCTGGAAGCGGTTTGAGGCGCGGACGGTGAACTGGGAGAAGCAGGTAAGCCGGGTTGTGGTGAGCCTGTTTGAGAGCCAGGAGGAATCGATTTTGGCGAAGCTGGAGGGCGGGAGAGAGGAAGAGAGCGGGCGAGGCGTGCCTCGCCCCTACGGAGAGGAACGGGCGCTGGATGAGGATCTGTTCAACCTGAGGGAGTGGATCAAGAAGTTTCGGTTGAAGCTGAGGCCGGTGATCCGGGAGGTTGTGGCGGATGTGGGGGAGCAGGTGCTGCGGGATGACCTGGGGCTGAGCCTGGCGTTTGATATCAAGCTGCCCGCGGTGGTGCGGTTCATCGAGCGCAGAGCGCAGCGGTTCGCGGAGGAAGTGAATAAGACGACCTGGGAGAAGCTGAAGAAGTCGCTGGGCGAGGGCCTGGATGACGGGGAAGGAATCGACAAGCTGAGCGAGCGGGTGAAGGACGTGATGGGGGAGCGGATCCGGAGCACGCCGGAGGTGATCGCAAGAACGGAGGTGATCGGGGCCTCGAATGGGGGAACGCTGCTGGCGTACCGGCAGAGCGGGGTGGTGAAGAAAAAGGCGTGGCTGGCCGGGCTGGATGAGCGGACGCGGGAGAGCCACGCGGCGGCACATGTGAAATATCAGGCCAACCCTATCGGCCTGGATGAAGATTTCAGAGTGGGAGCCGGGGCGGGCCCGGCACCGGGGCAGATCGGATTGCCTGAGGAAGATATTCAGTGCCGGTGCACGATAGTGCCGGTGATCGAGGAGGATTAATGGCCAAACAATTTTTACGGGCATACGCGCAGCGAGGCGCTGCGGAAGGTAAGCCGGGAGATCCGATCCGGTTTGTAGCGTCGACGGAGGGGATCAAACGAGACGGGATGGACCTGCGGGCAGACAACTGGTACCTGGAAAACTACGACAAAAACCCGGTTTTCCTGTGGGCACACGACTACTGGGGCAGTAAGCTACCCGTGGGGCGGGTGCGGGCTTTTGTAGAAAGCCAGGCACTGATGGCGGACGTGGTGTTTGACCAGGAGGACGAGTTCGCCCGGGCCATCGAATCGAAGTACCGGAGGGGATTCCTTCACACGGTGAGCGTGGGATGGGATTTTATTGAGAAGGATGACCGGCGGGTGATGGACCTGCTGGATGTGAGCGGCGTGCCGGTTCCTGGGGATCCGGACGCGCTGGTTGTGCGCCAGTACCAGGCGCTGAAAGATCTTGTGGAAGGCGCTGAACACGGCGAGAGTGCCGGTGAGGCCGAATGGCGGGAGGCAGCGACCGAGATGGCCGCGATCTTCCAGCGGGCGGCTGAGGACACGGACGAGAGCCGAGAACGGCGTTACAAGGCCCTGCTGCCTAAGTACCGGCGGCTGGGAAAGGTGGCCCCGGAGTTCCGCAGTAATGAGGAACTGGCCGCATTGGCCGAGGAGGATGTTGAGAGCCTGTTTTTGGAAGACGAGCTGGCGGTAACAGGCCAGCGGGCGGGGGCAGTGCTGAGCACGCGCAACCGCGAAGATCTGGAGCAGGCTGTCGCGTTGATCCGAGCGGTGATCGAGCGGGCAGGGGTCAAAGAGGATGATGAGGAGCGCGGCGTGGGAGACCCCACCCCTGTCCCCTCCCCGCAGAGTGCGGAGAGGGAGGAGAACGCGGAGATGATCCTGCGAGCGATCCAAATACAAACCCGGCTGGCGAAAAAATAAGCCGGGAAACTATCTAACTATTTGAGGTGAATCATGCCTGACAATACAGTATTACAAGATTTGATGCAAGACATTTCTGATCGCCTGACGGCGATGGGCGAGTCCGTGTCTGAGGAACGGATCCGCACAA